TTTTATATAGTAGCTAATAAGAGAAATAATAGACTGCTCCATGCATACGTTTTACACTTCATTACAGCTTATGGTTAGACTTTGATATTATAGTTATAGAGAAATAATTTATGTCTCTGGATAGAATTTCTGAATACATTCGTCACATTCTTGCCAATGGCCATCATATTTCTTGTTACATCTAGGACATTTAACAATCATGCAGAGTCTTTATCTCTCTATTGAAAAATTCTCCTTTACTGTTGGCGCCTTCAAACGCATCAAACAGTCTCTCAGATACTCTACAAAAATGATATGTTTTACCATTAAGTATAATATCCATCTCACTACTCTCTCTATCCCATAATACATTTCCTACAAAAGATGATGAATGTGTAAATGATCTAAATTCTGGATTACCAACTGTGTCTGATTTTTGGCCTGAGTTAGTAGCATCTTCCATTAAATAATGTTCTATCTCTCTCCAGGTATCATCTAATGCTTCTATAAATTCAAATTTCTTTTTTTTCTTCTTATCTAAATCTGGTACAGAATGTGGTCCTGATATGTTAACTGCTTCTATATCTCGTTTTTTTTTGCTTCGTTACAGCATGAACATAGATAACGTTCTTTCATACCTGATACTATATCTGAAAGATTCTTCTCTATTGAAATAAATTCTGAATCCTTCCTTAGCAGAATTAATTCGTTAGTTAGGAATGCAATATCATTCTCTAACATTTCTATCTGATCGTGTATCATTGGCTCTGGGTTTTCATCTGCCATCTTTTTAAATAAATCTAATGCGTCTGTCTTATTTTTAATTTGTTCTTCTAGGTTTTTTGCTTGTGAAGTCATAACATCTTGCATAATATTATCTGCACTATTGTTATGTTCATCCACTTCTACCATCTCTCCTTTATCGTTTCTTTTTAATGTCTTATGAATAAGTCCATCTCCACATTCTTTTATAATGTATTTTTCTATAATTGATACTGATGTTTCTGGTACTCCTGGTGTCTCTGTTAATGCTAATCCTTCTGGTCTTAATCCGTATGGCATGTGAAAACAATCTGTTTGGCCATTACAAACTTGCTGTACTGATGTAGGTGTTGCTTCTATTGATGTGTATAATAAACGATTCTTTGCTAGTATTGCAGCCGATGAATCTGTTATCTCGCCTTCATAGAATACTGTCTCTGTTTCTGAATTATAATGGAATGTTGCTTGGCCTATTATCTTACCACCGTCATGCTCCCAGTTCAATGGAACTGTTACTCCGTCAAATCTTTTTAATTCTTCTTTAGTGTATAAATTATGATTCCTTGATATTCTTGGTATTAATGCTACTCCTGCTATTTTTGCGTTCTCATCAATACGAGTGTATGATTCAATATTCATATATGAATTTTTGTTCACATTATATAAAGAGAATTAATAAAAATAAAAAAAGTTATCTTCTGTGTAATGCTATTAATTCTGGATTGTTTCTCTCGAATTTCTCTATACTTTCACGATATGATTCTACTCCTGCTTCAAACATACCTAAATCTAAGTTGTAAATATACTCATCAAAACTGATTGTTTTTCTGCCTTTGTTGAGTGTGTCAATGTATGTTTTTGCTTTTGCATCATAAGTGCTGTATCTGTGTGTTTGTTTCATGTATTGATTATGTAATATGCCATATATATAGTCTTGTATTTGAAATAATTGACCATTTAGTCTAATCTTCTAATGGTAATACACCAGTAATATCTTTGTTTATGTCTATTGATTTTATATTATCGCATGTTTGACACCTTACTAGCTTTGATGATATTGGTAAGAATCTCTCTCCTTCACACCATGAGCATACTAGTATTTTTGTCATTGTCGTTTATGCGTAAAAGTCTTTTAAAAGACTATTAATCTCAAAGTATTTCGGTGTGAATCCTGCATGGCCACCGAATCCATCTTTATGATACATCTCTCTCATCATTATCTTATCAGCAAGTTCTATCTTTGCACCAGAATTATCGCCAAATGCTTTTATGTATGGGTACATTATGCTAGATTCATTATTACTCTTATCTTTATCTTCTATATAATGGCCTAACCCTAATGCATGACCTATCTCATGTAACATAATTTTTCTTATTGTTTCTTGGTCTAAATATTCATGTGACTTTTTTGATGTTATATCTGCTTTAGCTAATCCTTCGTTACAACCTAAGCAAAATGCTATGTTACTACTAATCTTCTCTGCTTGTACATATATTTTAACATACGAGTATTGATGTACTGAACTACTAAAATCAAATGATGTGTATGCTAATGCACTAGAATTAACAACATCTCCAGGATTAATATCAGCATACTCTATGAATATATCACACTCTGGAAAGTCTCTAACATTTTTATCAAAATGGTCCTCATAATCATATAGTCTCATAGGCATATACCAATCTCCATATGTGAAATTATACATGTCTGTTTGCCATTCCATAACACTATCAAATGCTATTTGTAAAAGATGTGAATAGTATCTAACTTGTAGTTCTGGCTCTGGTTCCATTATGCATACTGTAGGATTATCTTTATGTATCACTCTCATAGTGTTAAATCTATCCTCTGCGTGTATTAACGGTATACTACTGATACATACTAACGATACTATGCATACTAACAATACTTTCATTATCTTATGCCAGAATATTCAGCATAGATATGAAGATGTTGAATAGTTGCACCACCGGTCGATGTTGCTCTAAAATTCAATCTTTCTGATGGGTCCATTGGGAATTGAAACAATTCGTTAAAATAAAATTTTTTTGCGTCTGCTAAATCTACCCAGTTTGAACCACTATCAAATGTTAATTGTATTGCCTTTGAACTGGTTGTTGACATATTAAGAAAAATCATTTTTGCTCTATTATGTATTCTTAAATCCTCGCTGAAAAATTCTTCATTCTGAGTAAATGATTGATTTGTTATTTCTGCTACAGGCTCTAATTTCATATAAATCCTTGTAATAATTCAAACGAAGTAAATGCTGTGGCCATAGCACCAATTATAATGTAAAACTTTCTATCTTTGCCAGCTTGTTTCTTTTCTATATCATCAAAGTGTGATTTTAATTCTATTTCCATCTTCATCATTCTACCGCAAAGATCATCTATTTTTACATCTGTTATATCTAGTTTATCTAATATTCTTTTAGTCATATCGTCAAATTCTGTCATTGACACTGACAGCCTCTCTTAGTACATAGTGCGTGTTGATGTTCTTTACACATCTTACACTTTCTTAATTTCTTAGGCTTTACTGATTCTAATTCTTTTTTATCTATGGGCTTATTATCTAATTGTACGTTATCTGCTTTAATCTTCTTGATAGAGTTTGCTACTTGCAACTCCATATCTTCTTTGGCTGAAATTTCTTTATCGTCTGTTAGTTCTATTCCTACATTCTTTCTAACCCATTCTCTAAATTCATTTAATGTTATGTTGCCCTTCTCCTTCATATCTATTACTTGCTCCACTTGTAACTCCATTACATTCTGTGTTGTAAATTGTATTTGACAATCCTCATTATCTGGGTCAAATCCTAAAAAGATTAGTATTGGATCAAATAATTCGTGTTTTAGTTTGTTAGCTAAATATCTCTGATAACCTCTTACTCGTTTCTGTACTATAGTCTCTGTTGTATCTGATGATGCTCTGCTAGTAAAATCGCCTGTCATAATATCGTGTGGGAATTGTGTACCTAACTCAAATGTTTTTTGTATATGTGTTATAAAGTCTGTATATTTACTTGCACCTGATGTTTCAAAGAACTCTATTTCTGGTTTAACCTTCTGTACTCGTTTATCTCCTGGTTTATACTCGGACCATCTTCTTGCTTCCTTTCTTAGATAATCATCATTAGCACCATTATATGTAATTGTTGTAATTGGATATGCATTATTCAATACTATAGATACCATCGCATCTTCTAAACCCCACATGGCCTCTACTAATGGTGGCATAGTACGGTTGCCTAATGTTCTTGGTACTGCTAGAGAATAGAATAGTGATTTACCCCATGGCTGTCTTGAATATGATGTTAAATTAAATTCAATAAACTTACCTAGTGAACCTTTACCTAACTGCATTAATCCACCTGATTGTGTTCGTGTCTCATAATATTCTAGGTCTCCAAATTCATCTCTTTTCTTTGATAGTACGGTACTCATATCTACCTCTAAAACATCTTGAATGTCTCCTTCATCTAGTTTCTCTAATATACCGTTACCTGTTATCAATATGGTAGTTACTAGATTTTCAAATTTATCATAAAAGTTTGTACGTCTTATCCAATCTTGTATTTGTTGCTGTGCCTCTTCACTCTTGCATGTTACATTCATATCTGTACCTGTTATCATTTCAGAATATGATGCTACTGCTATTCTTATCTGTGGTGTTCTATCATGATAATCTAATAATCTTTCAAATGTTGTATGTTCTGGTCTTTCTCTTACCCAGTCTCTTTTAATAATTCTGGCCTCTGGATGTTTGTTAGATATGTTACTCTCCTCTATCTGTGCAGGAGTTTTTTTCGATTTAGCCATTATCCTGTTGGTCCCTCTAATATTAATAATTCAACATGATTTAATGTTGACTCTCTAACCCCTGTTTTGATGAGTTCAACTTTAACTTCATATAATCCAAATATTGGTGCTTCTCCTTCTTGTAGTGCGTATGACCAGGTTCCACCTGATGCTGATACTATACTTGCAGTTTTATTAAATCTGTCTCCTATTGTTCTTGGCTTGAACATTCTTACTTTAATTGTGTAACCTGTTAATGTTTTCTTTTGTGAACGATTCTTATCTGTATAAATTGTACCTGTTAGTTTATTCTCTGATGAAAAGTCTCCACGGTACCATCTATCTTGATCTAATGCTAAGTATATGCCGTAGGCCAATTATAATTTTACACCGAATTGTTTAAAGTCTTTCTCAGATATACCGTACACTTTCCATATACGTGTATCTTTAAGTCTGTTTAATTCAAATGCTATCTTTTCTTTTGGTGCTTGAGAAGTAAGTCCTAGTTTATTTCTGATAATAGAATAATCTTCTGATTTTTTAACGGTATCCTTACCTTTACTAGCAAACATATATTTATGTTTCAAATTTTATTATTAAGAGAATTAATAACCTAATCCACCAGATTTATTGAACCACTCTCTAATCTTTCTATCTACCATGTGAGCTGTTGTTCTTTGTGGATCTGGGTCATGCTTTTCTATTCTATTTACCTCTTTGATAATATCATCTATCAGAGTGTTTACTGATGTTGAGAACCCTTCTAGTATTTTCTCATAGTCTAGATTAACTAACATTATTCTATTCATTCATGAATTATAATAGAGAAGTAATAATAAAAATTATTGTGAATTAGGTTACTCGCTCTGGATAAGAGGGTCATACTCTCGTATGCTTTCAATCCTAATTCGGTGTCCATTTCTGGAATCATCCAAGAAACCAAACTCACATTCTTCATGTATGAAGTTGAATCCGTCGGTATATTACAACCCGCTGTGGTTTACCTTTTTCAGCGTATTATGACTTTGCGAACAGAGGATTTCTGTCGTTTGGTTTAACTCTACTCTAGCCTTCTGTCCAACTTGGCACACATTCTTCCGAAGTCTCTCGACATTTAGGAGATCAACCCTAAACAGTGTTACATTTACAAGTCCAACCTACTACACATGATATTCCTGTGGGTCAGCTTCACCAGTGTGGCATTGAGTCTTTTTCACAACCCTACTCTTACAAGACTTTCTTACTTGTAAGACGTGTTGCTTACACAATATTGTATATGTTAATGCCTAATATTAACCTTGTGAAATGTGATTCTTCTCTATATGGTCAACTAATTTTGACTTTGTTTTGAATCCTTCTCTCATACACCAGGCACATCTATATTTACTCATGCTTTGTCAAATACTCTATCTTGGCCACTGTTTCGGCTAATAGTCTTGTGTATTTCTTCTTGGCTTTTATTGCATACATGAGGCTACGATATTTTACGCTACATTCATCTGAACAAAATTTATGTCTAAATGTTAATTGTGTGCATATCCAGCATGGCTTCTCTGCTATGCCTTTTGAGACTCTCATGTGATTCTTTCTTTTCTCTCTTATTGATATGACTGAACATTCTTTGCAATATTTTCTAGATGGTCCTCTATCTATCTGTGGTATCTCTTTCTTACATCTCATACAATCTAACAATATGTTCTTAAATCTCATTATTCATCATCAAGTTTTGTTTGTTATTAAATCTTTCAATAGTATCATTTAGTTCAGTTCTATAATCCTCTCTATTCTTAATGTGTGCCTCTAGTGATCCATCTTCTGCTGTTATCAATACTACAATTTGCTCTATCTTTTGGCCTGTTAGTTCTTCCCACATTATACTATACGCTGTAGTCTGCAAGAAATACTTTAAAATCCATTCTTCCTTCTTTTTCTTTGATGAAGTCTTAAAGTCAATTATGCTTGGTATGCCATCATATTCTGCTATACAATCAGCAGTTCCAGCTAACCCTAATTTCTTTGAACATACTCGAATCTCTAACCCTGAGATATTATTAATATTATTCAATAGTGTTTTGATATTGTTAAAGTGAGCATTGGCAAATAGATTAGTCTCTATGTTAATTTTGTTGTATAGATAACGTTCTATCATGTCATGCATCTTTGTGCCTAGATTCATAGCTCTCCTGGATATGTAATCTGCTACATCATAACCGACTGATTCACGCCACTGTGTTAAAGAGTCATTATCTTCATGGCCAACCACATTAGTAACAGATTCATAACGATTATTATCTGGGTCATAATATACACGCTTGTGATTTTCATTCTTTCTAGTTAGTTTTGGTATATCATATTTTGTCTCTATATGGTCGAACAATTTTACACCTGGATAATAACACTTCATACACATATTAAACCTTGTGTCAAAGTATAATGCAAAGGACCTATCAATACCACATTTCTTACACTTTCTCAATCGCTTCCATCTCCTTCTGCTTGTGATTCATCATTAAGCCAATCCCATTCAGCTCTCTCTTTATCCGTTATCATCTAACATCATCTTTAAATTATTATATATTGTACTCATTTTAACATATTGATCTGGTTCATCTGCCATGACTTCTAGATATGCTCTTATGTGAGATTCTAAGAAACAATGAGAACATATCTTCTTATCTTTCAAACTCTCTTTTAGACTAAATACAAATCTTTTCATCTCATCTTCATTCAAAGTTTTCAGTCTCCAAGAATACACTCTTTTTGCCCTTTTTAACATCTGTTTCTATTTTTCCGTTCATTATATCTGTATGTGAATAATCGTATTCTTTTAAATCCCAACAGGCCATAATGAAACAATCTAATACATCTGCGTTTAATTCCTCTTTATCTATACCACCACGCTTATCAAATTTGGCTGCTCTCATCTGTGATATTAATTTAGTGTGTGCTGGGTGTATCTTTACTTTACCATTCTTTACCATCTGTGCTGAGTTTATTGTCATTTTTGAACGAAGTGATTGTATGTTAGCAGATTCATGATCTCTTATTTGCAGACCAAAATTAATAGGTAGTGCTGGTATGCCTCTCTCCTCTAGGTCCCTTATGAATCCTGGGTGTGCTGAATCTATCTTACAGTTTTGATTGAAACGATTGGCCATATCAAACATAACATCTAGCATGGCTGATGGTGATGGTCTTGGAAATTCATTAGCCTCTATCACGTATAATGCATCATCTCTTATCTCTGCACCTAATACACCAAAGTTTGATGAACCAAATGCTGGATCTCCATAACAACCTGAACGACCACCAATTATATCTAAATCATATTCTTCTATAACTGAGTCAATACCTTCGAATATATCTCCTATACCATAACCATACTTTAGGTTATACTCTCTTTCAAATGATGGATTCTGTTTCTTTTCTATCTCTATTATTGCAGGATCATATACTTTGTTTAATCCATGCGTATAATCATATTCTTTCATTATGTAGCCATTATTCTCTTCCTCTTCCATTCTTTCAAATAATCCACCTGGCATGTTAGGTGTACTAACCATAGTGATATATGCATCTCCTTTACCTCTATATCTCTCTGCTACTGTACGTGCTTCATCTTGATACCTTAATGGAAAAAAGTCTCCTTCATCTAAGAATACTAGTTTAGGATTTAAGCCTCTTGCGGGTTCTAGGTGGTTGGTCGGAAATGCCTCTATCTTACAACCATTTAATACGACTAGAGATTCTTTTGTCTTAAACTCTTTACCTACGAATAGACCTTTTATTCTTCCTATTACCTTATTTGTTAATGCTTGATTTGCACCTGTAATTATAACGACTGATACATCTACTTGGCCATTCTTCCATATATTATCTTTAACACAATTCCAGGCTAACCATCTAACCATAAATTCTGTAATTCCAAGACCAGTTGCTTTTTTAACCCACAGCTTTTTGTTTGTCTCTAGTATAGTGGCCAATTCAGATTCATAATCTGTATACTCTAATTTCTTTGGTAGTAGATTCCAAAAATCTTCAAATGATAATCCTACATATTGCTGAAAATCTATGTCTAATGGCTCTGTATTATCTTGTACTATACGTCTTGCTTGTTCTATGTTATATGTGAATACAGTCAAGTTTGACTCAGCTCTGGATATTTCTTATTGTGTAGTGAAATTATCTTTCTTAAGCCGGTAACTTCTTGAACGTATGGTTGTATTAGTTTCTCTATGATAGACATTCTTCTGAAATATCCCTCTGCTTTGTCATGATTGCCTTTTCTTGTTTCTTCCCAGAATTGTTTTTCCATACGCTTGAATATAGATTCCCATCTTCTGCCTCTCTTATCCATATCCCACCATGCAGACTTCATAAGTATCATATTATGTGAGTAAACACGACTAATAAAAAGTAAGAAGTAAAAGTTAGTATATGTATGATATTCCATAAACTCTGTTAAAGTCGGCTCTGTCAAACTTTACAACAAAACAATCTGGATTCATACCTGTCGTTGTACGATCTGTGTCATACATTTCATTACCACCATCAAACGTGTAACCAAATGCTGTACAGTAGTGAATATAGAAACATTGAGAACATACATTAGTTTTACTTCCTGTACCATCCTGTACTATATGTTTTGCATTATTGATTTTTCCTGTATCTGAGTCTATCATACACCAGTCGCATTTTGTGTTTGTTTTCATGTATAGAGTATGGTATATGCTCTATATATAGTATCGTATTAGTTAATTTTGACCTATTTGTCTAATTTTCTTAACAATTCATCACTGATATTTGACATTGGTCCTATACTCATACAGTATGATTTTATGTCTCCGAACATCTGTTTCATTTCAAAGTCTCTGCTTGTGTATAGTTTATCATATCCTTTCTTTTTTTCCCAGTCTTTGAACCACTGTAGATCTTTTTTTACGGACATATTCTAGTCATTCCCATGTTTGGATTGCATATATCTGTTGTTGGGGTGTGATTCATTATGAATGGAAGTGTGAATAATAAAATACCACCTATTATTAGTATTATGAATGGATTAATTTTCATATCTTTGCCTTACATCCTTTACATGTGCTATATCCTGTACTATGACCATCGTTTTTTCCCCATGTCCATATAAAACCTGCTCGTTTTTTACACTTTGGACATGCATCAATATCACTCATCTTCCTTTATCTCCTCTAACATTTTTTTAATATTCTTATTTATTTCTTTAATATTTGCCTTCATCATCATTTTTTCATATCCCACTTCCGAACAACATTTATTATATTTCTGACAATTAGGAAACATCCTTTGAATTCTTACTGTTATTTCATCCATCTTTCTTTATCTTCTCATTCATTTCTTGTATTTTTTTAACAGCATGATATAAATTATATTCAGTAGCGTATAAACATCTCATTAGATTCTTTCTGCTATGTTCTCCTCTTGGCTTCTTACAGTGCCAACATTCAGCCTTTGCTATTTGTTTAATTACAGAAGTTGTTTCAGACGGCATTAGGATCAACCATTCCTTTCCCTTCACATACAAAACATACTACATTCATGAACATTCTTTCTCCTTTACACTGTGGGCATTTAATCAAAATCTCCACCTCTTATTCTTCTTCTCATAAAATAGTCTAATACTCTCTGACTTAAATTTCTTTTGCCATATCTACTCTGTATTCTCTCTATATCATATTCATGTAGTATATTCTTTGTTTTTCCTAGATTCATTGATGGGTACATTATACAATTATTTGATCTATTGTCATGTCTTAAACCTAATGAGTGTCCTATCTCATGCATCAAAACTGTCAAAAGTGGTGGTCTTGCTAGGTCCTGCCAATTAGAATGTGGTACCCAATTCCATTCATCATTGATATGAATGTCTCCAGATATTTCTCCTTGCCCTGGGAAATAGGCATGTGCTAGTACGCCTTTTCTACCATCAAAGTGTTCTAAATCTTCAAATGTAATATTCATATCAACATCATCAATCGTATTATAAACTCGTTTAAATCTTAAATCTTTTATTCTTAATTGCCATGCTCTAAATGCTACTGTTACAGCTCTATTCTGGTCGTGTATGCTTTTCCAATCGTTCGTGTAAGAGTTTAATCTATATGTTATTACTCCTGGCTTCCAAGAATGTGGCCATTCATCAATCATTGGTTCTGCTTTTTTTTCATCTAAAATGCAGCCTCTAATTAATCCACCATGACCGAATACTCCTAACTCACAATTTACTCTACTTTGTTTTTTCGAGAATCTTCTTCCTACTCTCATATAAAAAATAAGGGGTTAACACTTAAGAAAATATTCTTTAATGTTAAATGTCGTTTCTGTGTTTTAGATAGTCTGCTCCAATTAGTATTCCTATAGGTGCAAGGAAGGCTATTGCAGTATTTTCATCCAGTGGGATTTTGTCTAATCCTACGAATAGTGCTATTAGTGCTGTATAAGCTCCTAATGCATAGTATCTTAGATTTCCGTCTGTCATGTTAGATTACAGAAAACAGTCATATAAAAGTCTATAATTCTATTCTAGCGTTAGATAGTATCAATGGTTCGAATTTAACGTTTAATTTACCTCTTTCAATCTGCTTATCAAAGTAATCTTTAGCATCAAATGTGAACGTTTCTCCGTTAGGTGTTCTTATCTGTATATGTTTGAACCAGTCAATATATTCATGATGCATATTCTTATTTCCGGTTACTGGGTTACTTGTTGGCCTTACATTATTAGTTAGATGTTTCTTATTCACTGATAATTTCTTTGCTATAGCAGATATTCCTAATGTGATATTGGCTGCTATTGAGTTCCATTTCTCCAGGAATGTTATTTTATTTCTTTCATCTAATTGTTTTGAGGCAAATTTCTGTGTGCTTAGAGTCTCATTAAGTTCATCAATTTTGTCATTAGTGATACCAATCTCTGATTCTATTAGTTTTATTGTTGCACTACAATCTAGATAATATTTGTGTAGTGCTTGTAATTCCTTTTGTTTTTTACCATTCGTTGATTCTATCTCTATTTTTAATTTTGATTTATCTGGGAATGTCTCGTTAAATTTTTCAATGAAAAAATATGATCTACCTAGTTTTGATAATAATGATTCTGCTTGTTTAGTTGTTTGATTTGCCACTTCTATAATTTTATTAAGATAGTCTGAATATTCATATTGTTCTGGTTGTTTAACTTCTGCTCTAGCATATTGTTTTAATCTATCTACAGTTTTGTCTCCTGTCTGTTTTTCTATTGGTAGAGAACTAATTTTATTTCGACTTTTGGTCGAACTATATTCTCTTTTTTCGTCATTGTTGAATAGACTATAGTATGCGTTACCGTTTGTTGGATATTCTATTCCTTGTTTAGATAGTAGTTCAGTTTGAATAAAAGAAGCGAGATCATTTAATTTTACACCATCATAATATCCGTTCTCAATTAATGGCCTAGTAACTTCTTTCAGTCTAAGTATGTATGATTTTTTTGTTTCAAATGATTTGGTTTCTAGACTTGCTAATTCGTTTATAATTTTTTTCTGTGCATTAACGTATTCATCAAAGTTAATTAAGTTAGACACATAACAACTTATATATACTTAGTATATAAACTATATTCTTAATGCTTATATTATGTTACAGTTTATATAAATAGTGTAGAATGTCTGCAATAATTACACTACATGATGAAAAAATTTGTGAACTTTGCAAAAATGTTATGATTCAGATACAAGTTGCAAGATACAAATGTTTATCCTGTGGTGCTAAAGAAGATAATTACTAAATATTTTCATCATTTATTACACTGAGATATTTAGACTCTAATGGTCCTTCAATAAGTTTCTTACAATTCTCAATCATGTTAATAATATCAGAATCTTTCTCTGCTAATCCATCTATTTGCTCCCATGATAGATTTAATTGTATTTCAATAGAATGTCCAGATTCTTTCTGTGTCTTATATGGTACTATTTTCACTTTGTATGGTTCGTGTAATCTGGTAGTTATTTCCTTAGTCTCATGGAATGTAGATTTTTCAGCCATTAGTCTAATAACAACTCCGTTCTTTTAATGCCTTTATGAGTTAAGCCTTGTAATTCTTCATTAAATTTCTTACAATTACATTTACTACAATCAGGTCTTATTACCATCATAGTACCGAATGTATGGTCTATAACACTATGACCACAATTACAAACTCTACTCAATTTCTTACTCCCATTGGTGTATAATTTGCTGTACTCTTTTCTCTTTGAGCTTGTCTTATTTCGTATATTTGGCAGTTTAATATCTTTGGATTCATAGATTAAGTATGTAATATGGTATATATATAAGTTTAGATTAACGATTCTTTAGCCCATTGTACACAAAATATGACCTTTTCCTCTTGGTCCTCATCTATTATTTCCTCTGCTTTATCTATAGCATGATGAATAGTCTCATGTGTTATAGTATCTAACATATCTTCTATGTTCTCATGTTGTGGTGGATATATGAGTATGCGTTCAGTCTCACTATGGTAAATTCCCTTGTTCTCGCCTTTCTCAATCTTGAAGTCTATCTTCATCTTTTATCTCCTCCATTTTTGCTATGGCCATAACTGACACCTTTTTGAAAGTTTTCATATCACTCTCATTTTGTTTCTTGTTCTTTCCAAAGGCTAACTCATACCAATTTACGATATTTCGATAGTCGTCTATATTCAGTTCTAGCTCTATGCTCATACTTTTACACGACTTACAGGGTTAAAGAGTTCTACTTTCAACAGTCCTAGGTAGGTCATGCGTACATCCTTTGTACAGTGATCAATGATATAATCCATACTTTTTTTCCACTCCTTGTGGTCTTTAAAATGTGTAATATACCAATATCTTAAATCAACGAATGTTTTCTCATCTACTCCACCTGTTAATCTAATGAAGTTTTTCAGTGTATTTCTAGGTGCTTTCATTGAACGTTTCATCATTCTCCAGGTATCTTGATGGTATAGATAGCCATATTCTGGAATTAATTCTTCTTGTTCAGTCAAGAGACACCTAGTAGTAAAGTATGGGTAATCAAACTTTGTCGAATAATGACCAACAATCTGATGACATTGAAATAGATTATGTGAAAGTGTTTGTAATAGTCTAGTATCAAAGTGAAATGTCTGTTTATCTACTGCTTTCTTTATGTCTTTTTTAGTTATTGAATCCATCACATGTTCTGTCTTACCTGTTACTATATCTCGTATAATCATATCATAGCATATCATGAAATTTTCCTCTGGTTTAAAGTCTGATGTTTCTATGTCAAATATTCCCTGGTATCTTAT